GATTCGATTAAAGAAATCATCGGAAATCATACAATGATTCTAAAACGATTTTTATGATAAATTTTTATTTTAAAATAAAAATGATAAACAAATGAATAACATTATATGTAAAAGTGTAAATAAAAATGGAACTTGGTATAGAACAGAAGTTGATCCTGATGGAAATTGTTTTTATAATGCATATGCATATTCATTAGAACCGAATGAGTATAGCGTATTAGACATATTTAATAGGAAAAAAAGAGTATTAGAAATAAAGTCGTTTATATCTAATAAGATAACGTATAATGATATATTACAATTGAGAGATCCATTACTATTTGAAAATATGTTATCTGTATTTGAAAAATATGATGAATTATATAAATATGAATCAATTAATTTATCAAAACAAAATTTATTATCCATAGAAGAATATTTAGAATTAGTTTATTTAAAATATCCAGAAAAAAGAACTAGTGAAGAATATCAGTATGTTGTTACCCATATCATAAATAATGTGTTGGAAAATATACGTTCTTATATTAAAGAAGATGGTAAATGGGTAAATGATAGTATCATACCTTTACTTATGAAAAAACTTAATATCCATATCCATATTATAAGTCATGATACACAACAATATATAAAACATCATCCTATTTATCCTAGTAATTATTGTATCATCATGTATCATCAAAACAATCATTTTGAAAGTGTCGGATATTGTGAAAATAATATTATGAAAAGAGTGTTTTCGTTACCTTTTCCAGAATTTCCTTAACAATTAATTATACATTAGTGACTAATGCAATAAATGGTGTAAATGCACTAAACCAACACCACATGCTACCGAATGTATTTTTATAAAACAAAATGGATAATATCATGGCGATAAACACATAAATGGATATAGATGGAAACGTTGGATACATGGCAATTAATAATACAATGATACAAATCATATACATTATGCCCATAAGAGAGAACTGTTGCCATGTTGTAAATGAAATATGTGGATTTTTACAAGTATCTGTACACAACGGAACATAACATGATGATGTGATATGTTTGATATAAGATAAACTACTTATTATATAAATAAAGATAAATACAGTATACACTATATAAATCCAATTTTTTACAGACAATAAAGACAATATATATAAGCCTATAATAGGTTGTAACCATACACCAAAAAAAGAAATACATGTTCCAATTTTACCATATGTTCCACAATCTGGATCTTTCCATACGAATGCTTCACCTAATTGAACTAATAACACACATTCAAAAAATATATATACCCATTTACTTAATAATGTGTTTGATCGATAAAAACCTATTATGCATAATATCGTTCCTATTATAAATGTAATAATAGAAACCGTTTCATTCCAACACATATTATTATAAAAATATTATTTTAATATTTTTACTTTTAATATTTTTACTTTTAGTGTTAACACCTATTTTTTTTACTCTTTCTATTTTTAGTTTTTCTATTTTTTCTCTTTTTACTTTTTCTCTTTTTACTTTTAGTTTTTTTCTTTTTAACACCAGAATTTTTTATCCCATTATCTACATATTTACCATTTTTAAATTGTCCTTTATATTTTATTAATCTTCCATTACTATAATATTCTTCACCATTACCATCATATTCACCATTTTTAAATGTTCCTTTATATATTAATATTCCATTATCATATTCTTTACCATTACCTTCATATTTACCATTTTTAAATTCTCCTTTATATTTTAATATTCCATTACTATAATATTCTTCACCAATACCATCTTCATATTTACCATTTTTAAATTGTCCTTTATATATTAATCTTCCATTATAATCATATTTTTCACCATTACCATCTTCATATTTACCATTTTTAAATGTTCCTTTATATATTAATCTTCCATCATAATAATCTTCACCATTACCATCTTCATATTTACCATTTTTAAATGTTCCTTTATATATTAATTTTCCATTATTAGCATTATATACTTCACCATCTTTAAATTCACCATCTTTAAATTCACCTTTATATGCTAATCTTCCATTATTATTATATAATTCACCATTACCATCATATTTACCATCTTTAAATTCACCTTTATATCCTAATTTTCCATTATTATAATATTCTTCACCATTTCCATTAAATTTACCATTTTTAAAATCTCCTTTATATTTTAATTTTCCATTATCATTATATACTTCACCATTTCCATCATATTTACCATTTTTAAATGTTCCTTTATATATTAATCTTCCATTATCATTATATTCTTCACCATTACCATCAGGTTCACCATTTTTAAATGTTCCTTTATATTTTAATTTTCCATTACTATAATATACTTCACCATTACCTTCATATTTACCATCTTTAAATTCTCCTTTATATATTAATCTTCCATTATAATCATATTTTTCACCATTACCACCATATTCACCATTTTTAAAATCTCCTTTATATTTTAATTTTCCATTATTATAATATTCTTCACCATTACCTTCATATTTACCATCTTTAAATTCTCCTTTAAACATTAATCTTCCATCATTATAATATAATTCACCATTACCTTCATATTTACCATCTTTAATTTCTCCTTTAAACATTAATCTTCCATCATTATAATATAATTCACCATTACCTTCATATTTACCCTCTTTAATTTCTCCTTTATATACTATTTTTCCGTATTTATCATATATTTCAACTTTTCCATCTTTATAATTATTAAAATCATCTAGATTTTTTTTATCTATTGGGTCAGTTAATGTTAATGTTTCATATATTTCATCATTGTTTGATGTTATTAGGTTTAGATTTACTTTATCAGAATCATTTTTATTTTTACAGACTTTTATGGTATCATCACGTAAAAATTTTTCAAAATAATAATTTTCCGGACAATATGGTTTCGTAAATCTCGACGAGAATTTTTTCACATTTGTTAAATCCATTTAAATAAATAAAAATATTATTTTTATTTAGATTTTTACATTTAGTTTAACACCTTTTTTTACTCTTTCCTTTTTTAGTTTTACTCTTTTTACTTTTTCTCTTTTTACTTTTACTTTTTCTCTTTCTAACACCAGAATTTTTTATTTCATTACCTACATACATTCCATCTTTAAATTGTCCTTCATATTTTAATTGTCCTTTATTATCATATTCTGTACCTTTACCATCATATTTACCATCTTTAAATTCTCCAATATATTTAATATGTTCCTCTTTACCATTATTATAATATTCACTACCATAACCATCATATTTACCATTTTTAAATTGTCCATCATATTTTAATTCGCCATCATCATAATATTCAATACCATTACCTTCATATTTACCATTTTTAAATTGTCCTTTATATTTTAATTTGTCATCAGAATTATATGGTATTTGTTTTGATTTTGATTTTATTTTTTCATTTAATATTCGAATATCATAATATTCTTTACCTTTACCTTCATATTTACCATTTTTAAATTCTCCATTATATTTTAATCTTAAATCATCATCATATAATTCACCTTTACCTTCATATTGACCATTTTTAAATTCTCCTTTATATTTTTCATTACCAGTTCTTAATTCACCTTTACCTTCATATTTACCATTTTTAAATTCTCCATCATATTTTTCATTACCAGCTCTTAATTCACCATAACCATCATATTTACCATTTTTTACCCATCCATTATATAATTGTTTTTTATTATCATATAATATAATAAATCCGTCATTATAACTAAAATCATCTAGTTTTTTTTTATCCATTGAAGGGAATCGTAATGCTTCATATATTTCATCATTTTTTCCTGTAATTAGCATTACATCTACTTTATCTTTATCTTCAATTGTACAAACTTTTATCTTATCATCACGTAAAGTTTGTCTATATTGATATTTATCTTTATCTTTATCAGATTTATCAGGACAATACGGTTTCGTAGATTTCGCAAATAGCGAAAATTTTGTCAAATCATTGTTTATATTCATTAAATCCATTTTTAATATATGTAAAGATTATTTATTATCTTCAAATAAATTATTTAATTGTGATACACGACGACCGATATCAATAAATGATAATTTATTATTAACATAAACCATTTTAGCAGGATCTAGACCATCTTGTCCATAACTAAATTGAACAATTTTACCTTTTTGATTAACAATAGTTCCTAAATAACTACATTTTACATCTTCCATCGTTTTTACAATTCTACGTTGTAAATAACCTGTTGTACTTGTTGAAATAGCAGTGGATAATAAACCTTCTCGACCACCTTGTTGATGTGTAAAAAATTCAATGGGAGTAAGGCCTTTGATATAACTATTCACTATAAATCCACGACTTTCTAGAATTTTTTCGAGTTCAATTTGTTGTCTTTCTTCGGATAAATAAGGATTAATATAATCAACCGTATCAGAATGATAAGAAGAACGTGTAAAATGTGGAAAAGTTCTACCTCGAAAACGTTTTTCGATACGTTTTCCACCAACATTTTGTTGTCCAAGTAAGCCAATCACTTGAGAAATATTTACAATATTACCTTTTGAACCACTTTTAATCATAGCTTTCATAGAATTATTAGGATCTAAATTATTATCAGCAATTCTTGCACCCATATCACGAACATTATTCAATACATTATTAATTTTTAATTCACATAATTCCTTGTTTGTTTCTGTTTGCATAATAGAACGAACTTCAATATAAGCTTTAGACAATTCTCGTTTTACTTCTTTATCAACTGAAAAAGTTTCATCTTGTTTTTTCGTGAGTTTTTTATTTTTATCATAATTACTTAAAGAATGTGGAATGGCCATACAATCTGAAATACCTACACTAAATCCTCTATGTAATAACCAAAAATCTGTAATATATTGATAATTCGATACAAAATCAGATGATTTACTATTTGAATAATCTTTTGCTATAATGTGTACTAAACTATTTGATTTATTACCTAATACCATTGTATCTAATGTTCCTCTGATCATAACACCCTTTTTAATAACAACGGCTTCTTTTTCACCATTTTTATATTCTCTAATTTTATTTGCAATAGTAATATCCAATGTCATGGGTAATATCATTGAAAATAATCCATATCCTGTATATAATCTTTCCTCAGCCTCTTCATCCGTTTTAACTTCATCTAACAATTTTAATACATATTTAATATGACTCATTCTTTTTTCAATCTCTTCAAATGAATAATCTAATATAACTAACGCATCATAAAATAAAAATTTTTCAATTTTAACAGATTCTCCTGCAACACTACCCAACGTCATTAAATATCCAGCTGTTAAATTATCTTGACAAATTTTTATAATTGGGCGTGGAAACTGACTAGTTGTAATATTCTCTTCTGTTGCTAATAAATTTTCTGCTTCACTTCTTGTATCAGTAGATTGTGGAACATGAATATTCATCTCATCACCATCAAAATCAGCATTATATGAACTACAAATACTAATCGGAAGTCGTAATGTTCTTCCTGGTAAAATTTTTATTTTAGGTGATAAAATACTGCCTTTATGTAATGTAGGTTGTCTATTTAATAATACTCTATCTCCATTTTTTAATTGTCTTTCTACAACATCTCCTATTTGTAATGGTATTTCTTTGATCACATTTGGTTTAAAATTTTCAAGAATATCACCATTATTACGTAATATTATATCGGTTGGTTTAGGTATGAATGTTTTCTTGTATTTTATTTCTATTGCTTCTACATAAGTCCATCTAGGACTTTTTTGTTTCTTGCCATTTTCGTCTGTATACGTATAACATGTTAATACTCGATCATATGTCTCCTTTTCATATACTTTTTGTTGCATGGCATACTTTAAATTAAACATTTTTTCTCCTCTAATAATATAATTTACCTTTTCGTCTTTAATTAATTGTCTTAAATAATTAATATTAAGTGCGTTTACTGTTTCTGGTATGGTTAAATTTTTAGCAAATTCTATTGGAAACCCTACCTCATTTAATTTTAATGTAGGATCAGCACCAATTACTGTGCGTCCACAAAAATCTGTTCTTTTACCCATCATATTATTTCGAATTCTTCCATTTTTTCCATTAATACGTTCTCTAATCCCTTTTAAGGGTCTTCCATTAATCTGTCTAGATTTACATTTCGTGTTATCAAATAAGGTACTGATATGAAATTCTAGTGTCTGTATCAACATTTTTCTTTTTGATTCTGATTTTTCTTTTTCAATATTCTTATTACATTTTATAATATCCACATACTTTGATGTCAAATCATCGTCACATATACCCGTATCCATGATCACATATGGTCTTGTTACGGGAGGACATACAGGTAACGCTCTTAATATCATATTTAATGGATGCGTTTTTTTAGTAAATCCCATTAATTTCATATCGGATGATTTTAATTTACGAAACTTTTGGTATATATCTTTCGAATTTAACTCGACTTTGTTTACTTTTGATTTATAAAAATAATTAATTTTACTATCATTTATAAAATAACTAGGTTGATTATGATGACAATTTGTACATATCGGATATTTTTTAGACAATATTGTCATTATTTTATAATTTCCCTTCTTGTTATGCATTCGTAATATTTTTAAATGAGATTCATTTAAAATGGGTAAATCACAATCTATACATAATACTCTTAAAAAATTAACGATATCCTCTAATAACATCGGATGTAATATCGGTTCTTGTAATATAATATGTCCAAAATGTCCTTGACAATTCACATAATTTTGTTTACATGTTAAACATAATTTTGTATTATCTACTGGTCCTAATCTTTCATCATAAATACATCCTTCTCCAAATAAAGTCTTGGTTTGTGTAATTTCTACTACAGAATGTGAAATAATCTCCTCTGCAGATAAAATATTGAATTGGAATTTATTAATCGATTTATTGATTTGTGAATCCATAAGTAATCAATTGATTTCATATAACATTACCTATTATTTATCTTTATTTTCATTTTTATTTTTATTTTTATAAAAATAAATTAAA